AAGCGGAGTTCCTCTTGCCTCGGGATGCGCCTCGTAAGGCTACTAGCGCAAATAGCTCTTCTTCCCAGAATCCGAAATGCAGTACTTCCCACCCCGTGGCCCGGTGCAAACGCCACCGGACCGGCATGAGCAATCACCTGAAGATGCCCCGGCCCGGCTGGGGGCCACCAACGCACGCGGTGATGACTGTCCAAGCTCGGCGCTGCAATGGCGCTTGCTGCCGCTGACCGAGCCGTCATTGCACACGAATTGCGCGCCAGAGCAATGCGCCACGCCGCCCTTGCTGCCGCTGCAGGGGTAGTTTGCAGACCATGCCGGCATGGCAGACGTCAGGCATGCCGCGAATGCAATCGCAAAATTAAGGCTGCGCATTCCTCAGGCGACCACGCCCAACTCGGCTACCGTTTCGTCGGGCAGCTCACCTGTTTCCAGCAGCGTGGTGAAATGCTCCTGAGCCACTACAAAAGCCCCTCCGGCTCGGGCCTTCTCGATCTTGAGCGCACCAGCACGGGGGCCACAAACGAGGAAAGTGATGCCGTTTGCCATGGTCTGCATGACCTGTAGGCCAGCTGCGTCGGCTTGGCTCTGCATGGCATCGCGTGTTGCTGAGGCGAAGCCTGTGAAATGGATGCGGGGGCGAGCATCGACCGGAGCGCCACGCACAGGCCGCGGTGGAGGCGAGCTGCGGGGAGTACCCAGCAGCGCATCGCTACCGTTCAGGTACTCGCTCACGCGGTCTTTGCGGAACGTGAGCACGCTACCCTTGGTAGTGCAATGCCCTTTGATGTAGTGGCCGATCTCGGCCCAATTCAGCAGCATGCGCTCGGAAACCTCCCCGGCACCATTGCGGTAAACAAACCGCATCTCAGGCTGTGCAGCCATGCTCGTTCCTCCCTGTTGAAAGCCCTCTCTATGCGCGTGCGGCAATGGCCGCCAGCGTGCGCAGTGCAGCCTGTGCCTCTGCGGGCGCCTTGTCGTAGTGCTGCAGCAGCTGCTGTGACTCAGAACTGACTGAGACCGCCGCGCCGGCATTACCGCCCGCCGCGCCTGCGCGCAGCGACAGCAGCACATAGCCCACATCCACACCCACGGCGTGCAGCTGCTGCAGCGCCTTGGCATCGGGCGCGAACTCGCCTTCTTCAAATTTCAGCAGGGCCAGGCGGTCCACGCCGGATTTGGTGGCCAGTTGGCCCACGGTCAACTCCAGACGCTTGCGCTCTTGCTGGAGCCGGGCTGCAAGCGTGGCGACTGGTTCTGGGTGTTCCGTCGCGGACGGATCAAACGAACGTGAACCTGTGAACAGGTAGACCAGATCCACGCCATGGGCCTGTGCGGCCGCCAAGTAGTCGGAATCGGGCTTGCGGCTTCCCTTTTCATAGTTGAGCTGGGAGTGCTTCCCGACGCCCATAAGCGTGCCGAACTCCTCCTGCTTCAAGCCTAGGCGCTTGCGCTCTTCCCCGAGTCTTTCGAAAAAAGTTGACGATTCACTCATTTGAGCATTGACAAGTTCACATATGTGAACAAAAATACAGACACCTTGTAACAACCTATCGCCAGATACTACATGACCACCCAAGCGCACCCCACCCGCCACCGCTCGGCCACGGTCGAACCCCTGATGTACTCCAAACGCATTCCCCTGGGGCTGACCGGCGAAGAGCTGGAACGCGCATGGGCCGACGCCCAGCACGAGGGCCGCATCGTGCTGGGTCAACCCGACACCGCCGCCGAGCGGCGCTGAATCGAGTGCGGCCACACATTCAGCGCCACGATGAAAAATCACGCGCGCCCTGAGCCCCAGCGCCACGCCCAATGCATGGCCGATGCCCACCAAGCAGTCCTGTGCGCTGCGGCAGTGCTCAAGCACACGGTGAAAAGCATCCTGTACGACGGAGCACAGGAGCGCTACTCCTGCCCGCACCTCAGCCGGGCATTTGCAGCGCTCAACCAACTTCCTGCTCCCGGTTGCTGCCCGGCAACCAGTCCAAATGACCCGGTGAGGGTGGATCTGCTTTCACTGCTCGCCCTCATCAGCTCGGAACTGGAGTTCGCTCGCGACACATTCCGAGAGAACCGGCTCAGTGCAGCAGGTGAAGCTGCCTTTGTTCATGGACTGCTGGAACACGCCTTTGAATTCGCAGACAGGCTGTTCGGGGCCTACAACGAGCTTCCCAACTCCTTGGACGACCTGCGTTTCCTGGCCAGCTTTGCTGCAGCCAAGGAGGCTGGCAACGGTATCAATACATTCGGCAGCCAGGCAGATACAGCATCATCAGTCACAGCGGCATCGCCATTGCTTGGAAGCGGCCACCGGGCCAGTGCGTTACTCGTTCTTTGCTCGTTCGACATTGAGGCAGCAGCCCACGCCGTGACAGCGCTGGGAGATCAGATCACGGAACCGGAGCAGATTCAGATCGCCTCGCTGATTCGCTGCTATGGCGCACGCATCGCGAAACTCAACAGTGTTCTGATGAGCTATCTCACCGGGGACGAAGTGATCACCCTGGCGGATGCGCAGCACGCCCTGTACCAAGGAGCCAAGCAGTTGCCAGAAGGAGCCCTGTGACGACATACGGCGGAAATGGTCCCTTAGATTGAGCGCAGCGCATTTGCGTGCCGCGATCTACGCCCCCTTGGCGCGGCGTCCAACCTCGGGTAGTCAATAATGTGACCTTTGCCCGCCACCACGCCCCACACGATGGATACGGCCCAAGGCGGGCAGTACGACACAAGAACATTCGCGCCTTCCTGCGGCCCCGCGCCATCCAGGCAGGCCTTGCCCGGCACCTTCGCGCCGCTGCAACCTGTTGATTCCCAAGCCAATGAGCGACCTCTCGCAAAGCACACAGCCCTCTCCGGCCCCTGATCTGTCGGCGCACACGCCGATGATGCATGGGCGTATTTCCTCTCTCAAATAGGCCAATTAACTATAAAAAGCTACGCCAAATGTTACGCCTGTTGGCTTGGATGGATGCAGGTGATAGATATTTCCAAATCCCGTAGCGAGCGCCAACACTGTATATTCGTACAGTCATGTGGTGCACTGTCTATCGCCTCTACCTGGAAGGCCGACGCCTCACCCCCGAGCAAGCTCGCGCTACGGGGGTGCATGGCTGGCTGTGCAAGCAGTCAAAACGTCCAGAGACTGGCCAACCCTTTGACTGCGCCTACCTACTCCCCGCGCCGGATGCCCACAGGCTTAACGAGCTGATTCCGCCCCTTGATCACTGCAACCTGCAGTTCATCCGGGGCGGGCTGAGGCTCAATGGGCAGGATTGGCGCGTAGACCATCAGTTTGTTCGTCAATCGTGGTGGGTCGTCCCCGATGGCCAACCAGTTGGAGAGATCCATGTCTGAGCAATTGACACTGCTGTGCATGCATCCGTGGTTCGGGCAGCCAGAGGAGGAGCTGCTGCCAGGCCGGCCGGAGGACTACCGCATCGAGCAACAGGCGCCGGACTGGTTCGTGGTGCGTGGCCCGGGCGGCCAGGTAGTGCACAGCGGTCTCGGCCCCGTGCAGATCCTGCCGGCGCGCCATGGCTGATGGCATGACCTGGTGCGGCACGCCCACGTCACCAGGCTGGTACGCCTGCGTCGTGGAATACGGCCGTCTACCCTTCCCTGCTGCGAGACACTGGGACGGGGGCGCCTGGGACGATGCGCGCGGCATCAAGGCGCTTGATGGACCCCACGCCGATGCCGAAGCGGCATTGGACTGGGCAATGGAACGGTGCCCAGAAGACTGAGCCACCTGTCTACTTCACGGGCCGGATCACCGAGGGCATGCCTTCCACAGTGCCCAAATTGACAGCGACCGGAGGCTGCCAGCGCAAATCAAATTTGCGCTTGTCTCTGGGCACGGGATCGCCCTGGTCATCCTTGAGCGGCCCGCTCCAGTAGCCATGCCAGTGCGCGCGCCGGATGTGGCCGCGCGGGCTGGCCCCCTCGCCGCCGGCGGGCGCCGTTTCTGCAGCCTGGTAGGCCGCGCGCAGGGCCGACCCCATCCGCACACCCACGTCCCACTCCGCAGGCCCCTGCGCTGCAAACAGCTTCCAACCGTCCCGCCGGGTGCGGGTGGGCTGCGGGTTGGCCGGCTGGCCGGGCTGGCCGCGCCGGCTGAAATCCGCTGCGCTGCACAGGTACAGCAGCAGCGAAACCAGGGGCTCGGCCCAGCTGATGTGCTCGCGCCTGGAGTCGCCGGCCGCAAAAGGCACGCCAAGCGCCACCGCATGGACGCCAGCCACATCGGACGCCTTCGCCACGCTTTCGGCCAGCGGCCAGTCGCCCAGGTGCAGCGGGACGGGCACCAGGCGGTCGGTCAGATCCAACAGCAGGCGCAGCTCAGAGCGGCCATTGTTTGTGTCGTGCTCAAGATGGGCAAAAAAGCCGTGCAACTGGCCTATAGACAGCTCAAAACCGGGCGTCTCGACATAGACGCACCATTCCGGCAATTGCATGAGCACCCGTGCCGGCAGGTCGCCGGAAACTGGCGTATCAATCACCGCCGCATAGACCGCAGGATCAAAGCGATAGATGCCCTGGGTCATGCGCCAGGCGATGAGGGCCGACATGCGCGCCACGTCGCCAATGCGATCCAGGCCCAGGCGGTTGGCGCCGCCGCCCGAGACGATGGCATAGGCGCCGCCCATCGGCAGGAAGCACCAGTCCGGCCAATCGAAACCGGGCTGGCCACGGTCAGCCCGAAAGGCATCGGCCTGGGACCAGGCAAGGGGGTAGTCCTGCCCGGCCTGCAGGAGCAGCACGCGGGCGCGATGGGTTTTCTTGCCGAATTGAGTCATCGGCCAATTAAGCCAGATCGTCAAACAGATTTCCGACCGGGGGCATGGTCGCATTGATGCTGCTCACGACTGCCTGCATCTGCTCGATAGAGCCAACAGCCACGACGATGTGGCCGCTCCGTTCCTCGCCAGGAACTTCGGTCTTCCAGATGTTTGCAGGATTGAAGAAAGCCACACCGGATTCTTTGCTGATCCATGCGACATGCTTGTGCGTCTGCATTGGGGCTTGTTGCTTTGCCATGATCTGCTCCTAGAGAGTGTTTCCCGGCTACTCACCGCCGGAGGGTGTTGGCAGCGATGTGCTGCCATGGGTATTAATGTAGTACGGATTCCGTACTCCGTCAACAATTATTTCTCGCCGAGCGGCAGCAGCCCGGCGTCAATGGCAGCACAGGCCAACGCGAGCCAGCGCGGCAGCACTCCCTCGCGCTTGAGGTACTCGGCGAACGTGGTGCGGCCCATCCCGAGCGCCTCGGCCGCAGTGTTGTAGGTGTAGCCGTGGCGGGCCTGCCAGGCGCGTAGATCCGTCGCGTTCATCGTGGCTTTGCTCTTGGGGATGACATGAATACGCCGCGACGCTTCCAGTCGCCCGCATTGTGTGTTGTTGGAAGCCCTTGCTGCACGACCCAGTCGTGGAAAGATTCGGCTATTTCAGCAACACGGTTGCGTTCAGAAGCCCTGATGTAATCGCCTGACTTGAGCTTCTCTGCAACGACCAGGCAGAAGTCTTGTTCATGTGCGGGAGGGACTCTCACAGTGACAACCTGCTGGATGGGGTGTTCCAGTCGGGTTTGCGGTTGAGAAAGGCGCATCTCAAGTTCTGCTGCGACATCGCGCATGAGCTTGAGTAAGCCGGGCGTGGAGATTTCGGGGAGTTTGATGATCTGCATGTCAGTCGTACTTGTAGACGTCATCTTCATCATCTTCCTGGCGCGCAGCAATGGCGGCGACCGTGCGTTGCCGGTAAATCTCACGGTCAATGTCTATCTGACCGTCAGCGTTCAGGATGACGATGTCGTGATTTTCGTCCAAGACATTGGCCCACCCGTCATCGCCGGCGCAGAACTCTTTCAGCTCGGCCACAGGGTAATAACCCCGAGCCGGCTCGCGGCTGTAGTCATCGAAATCTACGGAGTAGACGGCACAGCCCGAGCCAGTGACTTTGGAGGTCTTGAAAGCCGCAACGTAAATCATGCTGCACCCCTTTTGGTTGTGGCGCTCGACGTGTCGCCCTGGGGTACAGTGTAGTACGGATTCCGTACTACAACAAGCATTCTTTTACTGCGCCGCTTGGATCATCGCGGCGCCGGCGTCATAGGCCCGCTCGCAGGCGCCGCCCCGGCTTCTGGCATCGTCAGCAACGCGCGCCAACTCTCCCGCTCGCTCGTCAGCGCGGCGCTGCAGCTCGGCGAGCAGATCGAGGGCTGCGGTGTCTGGCGAGCACTGTCCGGCAGCGGCGCGAGCATTGGCGGCCGCACGGTGGGCGGTGATGTAGTCGGCGAGGTCGCCGCGCAGCCGGCCAGCAGCAGCGCGGGCAGCAGCAGCGTCAGCCGCATCGCGCTCCTGCGCCTGGTGCGCGTCACGGGTGATGGAGTCGAGGTTTTCACGGTAGGTGCCTTCCAGTTTTCGATATCGCTCGGATGTTTCGGCGGCCGCTGCAGCTGCGGCCGCGCGCTCGGTCGCCAGGTCAGCTCGGGCCTTGTCGGCTGCGCGCAATGCGAGCAGGTGGCCTACGCTCTGCCAAAGCAGCAGCGCGGTCAGCACCAGGGCCAAGAGCTGCCAGGCGCGGGATTTGAGGAGGGCCAGCATCTACACCTCCTGGATGCCCACCAGCGTGCTTTTGCCGCTGACAGTGATCACCCGGTTAACGGGCTTATCCGGCGTGCGCGTGGACAGGTGCACCCAGTGCTTGCCTCCTACGCTCTCATAGATGATTTGCCCGATGCCCAGCGCGTTGACGTGGGGCGCCAAGGCCTTGGCCACGGCGTAGGGCGCGCCGAATTTGGGCGCCACGATGTCGGCGGCCGCGCCGATAGCGTGGTCGCTGCTGGTGACGCCTCCCACGGCCGCATTGACAGCGCGGGAGCGGTAGCCGCTGGTCACGACGATGGGCACGCCCAGGTGCGCGCGCACACGCTCCAGCATCGCGGCCGTGAGCGTCAGGCGCTGCAGGGCCTCGGGCGTTGGGGTGTTGTCCAGGCCCTGGCGCTGCGCCGTGCTGCTAGCGGTCATTTCGGCAAGGCTGAAATGGGGGGTCAATTGCATGTCTATCCCTCTTTGAATCGGGTACGAACGATGAGCACGACGAAGCCCGCGAACATACACAGTTCGCGCGCCGTGGGTGCTGGGAAGTCGAAGATGGGCGCGACAAGCGCGCCGGCGCCGGCGGCAGCGAGCAGGCACCAGGCCAAGGCCTTGAGCCAAGCGAGCAGCCGCTGATTGCGCGTGAGGCCTGGCAGGCATGGCCGCGTGCGCTCCAGCTTGTTGAGCGCTTCGGCGAGGACCACCAGGCCGAAGATCCAGAGAGCAAAAAAGCCGAGAACTCGCATATCAGCTCTCCCCGGCCTGCGGCCAATACTTGCGCATGAGAGCGAGCAGCACGCGCTGCGCGCCGGCACCGACCAGGAACGCCATCGATAGCATCAGCGATGCCGGCACGTTGGCGATGAGCAGTGCCAGCGGCGTGAGATAGCCGGCAGTGATCGAGGAGGCCCAGGCCACGGCCAGGCGCCGCACGGAAGTGCGCAGCAGCTCGCGCCAGGTGTCGGCAGTGCCCGGCACGGTGTTGAGCAAGATGATGCTCACCAGGGCACCAAAGAAGCCGGCCAGCAGCAGATCGACGTGCAGGCCCAGCGGCACGCCAAATGCCGTGAGTGCAGACGTCGAGACTGCGGCGCCGGCGACAGTAGCGAGCCCGGCTGCAGTGGTTGTGGGTTCGGGCATCAGATCCTTTCGAGCATGAAAAAACCCGCCGAAGCGGGTTGATGTGTTGCAGCTTGAGCCGCAATCAAGATGTCGGCAGAGGCGGCGTTGGCGGCGTGAAGTTACCCATGAACCGCGCCACCAGCGTCACCCGTATGTCGGACGCCGTGCCGGTCAGCGGCTGACTGCCGATGTAGTTTTGGCCGATCACATATTCGGGCGATGCCCCAAGCGTTCGCGAGTCTGTAGCAGAGCCTCGGGCCACGCCGTTGAGATAGACCGTCACGACTCCACTCACTCGCTCCACAGCCCAATGGAACGCGGTCAGCGGGAAGTTGACACTGCTGTCGATGAGCGAGATCGAGTTATTGGTGTAGAGGAATTTCCCCGTCTCGCCGGCATAGAGCCCCACACCCTGCACACTGCTGCCGCGTGTATCGAGGATCGTCTGGTGCGACCCGGTAACAGTCGTGCGCAGAAAACCATCAATGCAAAAATCCCCAGACCCGAGCGATAGCAGGCCAGAAGCTGGAGTCTTGATGCGAGAGTCGGCCGCGCCGTTGAAAACCATGCCACCAGGAAGATCAGCACTGGACTGACCAACTCCGGCGCCCACGTCGAGAGCAATGCCGTTTTGCGACACGTCGCTGATGCTCACGCCGTTGCCGACGACATGCAGCGCGACATGCGAATAAAGCGGGTCCGTGCCGCCGCCCCCGCCACCGAAGCGGTAGGGGTTGAGCAAGAACCCGCGCTGACGATGGCGCTTCATGCCGGCTCTCCGATCAGGTAGACCTTAAGGCCCTTTGCGCTGCCGTCGCCGACCTGGTCGATGTCGATCGTGATCTCGGCATCATCCGCAAGGTTGATGTCGCTGATGACCGGGGGCGTGGCGGCGGTTGTGCTGGTCTTTTCGGTGTTGTCGATGGTCAGCTTTGTCGAGAGGATCGACGCCCCTGACTCATTGATGTCCACGGTGAACAACGAGCCGCTGGCCTGGGCTGTGGTCAGCGATGCGCGCACGCCGGAAAGCGTGAATGCGTAGGGCATGCGGAACGTCACTTTCCCAGCGCCAACGGTCAGCGCGGTGGTCTCGTCGCTCGCTGCAACACAGATGCTCTGCAGCGCACTACCACCGCCACCTGCCATCTCTTCCCAGGCCGATCCGGTCCACTGCTGCAGACTGCCGAGCATGTGCACGACGAGGCCAGTCACGGGCGCGAATGCGTACCAGGTGCCGCCGCGAAACAGAGCAATATCGCCGGCGGTGAAGGTAGACCACATCGCCCCTGTCGCCCCGGACGGAATGATGTAGATCGCCCCCTCCGCGCCGGCCGGCTGCGCTGTAGTGGTTTTGCTGATGACGCGGCCCGCCAGGATCTCGGAACGCAGCGCGTTGTCGTTGGCTGGGATGCTCGCCTGGTTGGAGCCAGGCGGCCAGACATCAAAAGGCAGTATGGGTGTACTCATGGCTGCAGGTCGTAGTAAGCGGTCCAATTCCACGCACCCGCGATGAAGCGCGTGGGGCTGATGATCGACGCCATGGGTGGCGCGACCTGGGACGGACTGTCGTCCGGTATCGAGAAGCTGCCGAGCAGCTGGCCCGTGGTGGTGTCGATGGCAAAGCTGTTGCGGCCTCCCACGCCCAGCACATCCCCAGCGATACCCAGGGAGCCGGGGGTATTTGTCAGGCCCAACTCGAATGCCTCCTGCGCGCCCGTGCCAGCGTCATAGCGCAGCAGGCGCGGCGCCGGCTGCAGGCTTGTGACCCACAGCTTGCCCGCGTGCACCAACACATCGGCAGGGAAATCGGCTGTCGGGAACGTGTCCACCAGCGCGCCGGTTGTGCCGTCGAGCTTGTAGATGCAGTTATCGCCGCGGCTCGCTCCGTAGAGATACGTGCCATCCGTGGTCAGCGTGTTGATGCGCAGCGCCGGGCCGGTGCCGGCCGAGGCCAGCGTGCCGGGGTCCAGCATGACCACCTCGGGCGTGTACGGGCACGCGACCCACAGCACGCCGCCGCACAATGCCAGGCTCTGCGCATCCCCCGTCCCGCCGACCTGCACCGTGGCCAGCAGCTCCAGGTCGAGCCCGAACTTGCGGACATACCCCGAACTGCCAGCGTACAGAGCAGCGCCGTCGTTGATGAGGCTGAACAGAAATGGCCCGGCATATGCACCTCGGATCACCTCCAGAGTGTCTGCTCGCAGGCGCCATATCTGCCAGCTCGCACCGGAGTTCTGGGCTGCGTACACATCTCCACCGATGATCTGCCCGCGCGCGCCCGCAGCAGCTGAGCCGATCATCGTCAGCCCGCGCTGCCATGTGCCGTCCCCCACGGGCGGCTCTCCGCTGCCATCGTCGCCTGGCGGCCCGCCTCCCTCGCCCGCACTGCCATCGGTGCTGCGCCAGACCCATGGCCCAGCGCCAGTGATCGCATTGACTGCGGCCACATGGACACGAATCGGCCAGGTCATGGCGCCGAGCTGCAGCGTCACGTTCTGGGCCGTCAGGTCCTGCGTCGTGCTCTGCCCCGAGGCGTCCGTGACGTAGACCCGAAAGCCCCGGAAATGCTGGCTGGCCACGGGCGAAACATCGGTGCCGAGACGGTGCCGAGGCGCCCAGCTGGCAACGATGCTGCCGCCCACCGGCCCGCCACTGGAGACCAGGCGCAGCGACGCCACAGGCCACTCCCTTTGTGCGCGGCCCGCGTAGCTCATCATCTGGGGAACAGCACTCTCAACAGTGCCCCCGTAGCTCGGCGCGCGATGCGTGAGCACGCGCTGCAGCCAGGCGGACTGCGCAGTAACGCGGCTCACGTCATCCAGCAACACCAGCAGCGCGCCGGCCGCATGCTCGGCTGCAGGCGTGTTGAGCTGGCCACGGTGCAGCGTTGACAGTTGCCAGCGCGCACCACTGACGTGCACGGCATCCCGGTACTGCGCGACCTCCCACGATCCATCCGGCAGCTGCAAGGCGATGGCGCCAGCACGCTGCAGAAACTGCGCATCGGTCACGCTGTACAGGCTGTCTCCCGGGCGGATCAGGTCCACCTCAACGATGTTGGTGCGGTCCGTGTACCAGGGCGATGCTGCAGGCACGGCCGATGCGAGGCGGCCGATGGTCGCCGCAAAGTCCAGGCCCAGCGCATCAACATACGATGCCCCTCCGTCTAGGCTGCGCTGCAGCTGCGCACCGCGCCATGCATCGCGCTCGCCCGTGGCGGCAGCGTAGTAGTAGAGCGCATCGTCATCGTCTCGCAGCGTGGGCACATCCAGCACGACAAGCACGCTGTCACCCACGACACCCGACGCCGGGGGCGTTGGCGTGGGCAGCGGCACATATCCTGTTGTCGATGCATATGCGCTCTGCCGGTCCACATGGGTGGTGAGCTGCATGATGCCGCCCGACATCTCGATGCCGTCAATCCGCAGCCGGCGCGAGGTGCCGCGCAGCTGCAACGCCACGCAGTCGGATGGCACCAGCCGCAGCCAGCTGTCGGGAACGGCAAATTTGACCTCCCCATCTGCCTCTGTCCAACTGACTTTGTGCAGCATGGCCGTCATCTCTGCAGCACGCGCCGGCGTGAGCACAACGGGGACCTGCAGAGAGGCTTCGCCCGTGACGCGTACATCCGGAGATCCGCGCTCGCTCGTCGCCTGGGCCGTCTCGTAGTTGACGGCCGCCGACTGGTACGTCAGGTGCATCTTGCGTGGGTACTCAATCTGGGCCTGCCGCTCGCTCTCGTCTGGCTCCTCCACCAGGTCATCCAGCACGATGGTGGCCACAGAAGGCTTGCCGCGCTTGATGTAGCGCATCTTGCCGCCCCATTCCGCCAGGTCGAAAAAGTACGGCACACGCAGCGCTCCGATGGCCTCGGCGCCAGAGTAGCCTGCGCTGGCCAGCACCAACCCATCCACGCTGTCGGTCAGCTCGCTCACGTCATAGTCGGAGGCAGGGATATCGCAGCGCGCGTGGATGTCGGCCACGATCTCCGACAGCAACTCAGGCTCTCCCTGGCTCGATCCCAGACCAAGACGATAGAGGCTCAGCCCGTACTGGATGTATGCGTCTGTCGAGGAAAAAACGATGCGACTGAATGCCGTTGGCGCTCCAGAGACCTCATGCGTCGCCAGCAGCTCGCCGGAAGACAACCGGAACATCCTGAGCAGGGATGCAGTTGCACTGGCGGCCGTGAGCACCAGCAGCAAGTCACGCTCATCATCAGCGCCAAATGCCAGCGCAGTGATGCCCGCAACTTCTGCAGGCACGATTTCGTCGGCCTCCCACACCAAGTTTTGCGAGTAGCGGCGCAGGGATGGCGCGCGGTTCAGGATGCGCAGCTTGCCCTGGCGGCTCAGGTGGAGGGCGAAGTCTTCGTCTGCTTCGGGGTCCGCGTTGACATCAAAGATCGTTGCGGATGGCAGGCTCCGGGCCTCCTCAGTGCTGGGCTCATAGCCAAATTTGCAGACCCGATTCCAGCGGGCCACCGATGTCTGCCGAATCCCGATGTACCAGGCTGAGTCCGTCATCCAGACCAAACTTCCGCGACGGTCTGGGGATGAGTAGCCAGGCTCGTTGAAGTACCACGGCGGCGGTGCGGAGGCATCTGGCGCGACATAGCCCAAAATTCCACCATTGTTGATGAGCTTCAGCAGCCCGTTATTGCCGTCGTACGAGACGGCAATTCCGTTGTCTCTGGCAGCCATGACCCACAGCCGGTCAGAACCCGCAGAGTTTCCGGCATTGACCCAACTGAATTCCGTTGGATCGCTGAAATCCTTCTTCCATTTCGTGATCGAGAGCGCCCCGCCCACGCGCACCTCATCCAACCCAGGTATCAGCTGCTCCCGGCCGGTGATTGCGTAGGGCAGGCCGTCGGCATCCACGTCAATCCAGGTCGTGGGAGACGCCAGTTCAGGTCCTGCCACTAGGCCGCCCCCCGATTGCGACACTTTGCGCGCCACCACGAACTCATACTGAGGGACGGAGCCGCGCCGGTCGGTCACATCGTCATCCACGAACACGATGTACGCGCTGCCACGATGCGCCGGCACCTCGCCAACACCCCTGATAGCCTCCAGGTCCGGATCAGGCATTTGCTCCTCGTCGCCCAGATAGATGCGGCAGTCGGCCAGAAATTTGGAGCTATCGGCCTCAAAGTCCGCACCTGGGCGCACGTCGTAGACGATTTTTCCATCCTTCTTTGCGACGAGCACACCAGCGATGGGGCCTTCGCAGATCCGAATCGCGTAGGTGCGCAGTAGGGCTTCAGTCTCGACAGATGCGCCGCCCTTTCCCTGGCGCTCCTTGCGCGTGATCTTGCGCGTGCGGCCGGCGTCGATGACGTTGCCCGAGACCATCGCCGTGCCGTACACGATGGCGCGCGGAGCACCCTCAGCGGTTGTTTGGGTACCAGCCTCCTCGATGCTCGGTCCGCGAGTTGTCTGTGGGATGAGTTGCCCGACAACGCTGCCAGCCATCCAGCCCACCTGCGCGCCGGCAGGACCGCCAACAATAAATCCAGCAACAGCGCCGCCAACGGCCAATGCAAGACGTGCCATTACACAGGCCTCCGATATACGGCTACGATCCGCGCCCGCCAGTCGTCGCTCAGCCTGTGTTCTACGACACAGCCGTGCATGCTGTCAGCGTGGATCATCGTTAATTGGTCCGCATATGGCGCCCTGGCAATCAGGGCAACATGGTGCGGGTCTTTGTCAAAGCGCATGACGACGACATCGCCAGGCAGCGGTCCGTCATCAACGGGATCGCCCAGGGCCGCGCGCAGGCCTTCCATCAAGCCGTTTTTAAAGGGCTCGCGGCCATAGGCCCGCACGTCGGGCAGCTCAATGCCGAGGTCGCGGTATGCGATCCAGCCAAGGCCTGCGCAATCCAGGCCACTGGCGCTGCGCCCGCGATGGCGGAATGGCACGCCTAGGTACTTGCGTGCAGAGTCCACGAGCGCGCTCATATGCTGGCCCCTGGTGCGTTGACCTGGCCGGTGTCGCCCACCGGGATGTACGGCTCGCCACGGTAGTGCAGCACCCACTGCGGACCCCACCAGTGCTTGCACCCGTTCGGGCCATCTTTCCACTTCGTGCAGTCTGGCCTGATGCGGTAGGTTTCATCCTCGGAGATTGGGAACATCGAGGGGAAAGTCAGGGTCGCTTCTCCTGAAGCGAACTCCTCGATGTCATAGGTGCGGCCGGCGTTCGGCCCGGTGAGCCACTGCAACACACCAGGCTTGAAGAAACCATCAGCGGCGCCAGAGTCCGTCTCGAACACCACTGTGTTTTCTTCGCCGACGGATACCACGCTGCCGTTTTGCCATAGAGACCCAACTGGGAAGCCGCAAGGGAACCGCTGGGTAACTTCCGCGCCAGGAGTGCCCACAGGCTGGCTGCCGAAGATCGCGCGGCAGCGCAGGGAGTCCTTCTCCACGATGGTCTGCTTGAGCCTTTTCGTGAGGCCCAACATCTCGAAGGTGAACGACATGCCCTGCAGCACGCGCACCTGGCCCAGCTCGCCGCGCGCAAGCTCGACAAACTGCGTGGTGTCCTCGAAGTTGACCAGGTAGCTCGCCCAGCGGGCATAGTCGTAGGCGCCTGCGATCAGGTCGCGCTCCGACACAGGCACGTCGAACTCAGGCACAAGGCTCGTGCCCTCTGCGTTGTCTACGGCCATATCCGAGCTGCTCACGCGCGCGCTGGAGTCAACACCTACGGCCGCCCGGTACAGCAGCGCGCCGCTGCCGGAATCGAACGACACATCGCGGTCCAGCGTGGTCACGCCCACAGGGGCGTAACCGGGCGCCACGGGCTCAATGCGCACCAGCAGACACACCGTGGTGGTGTCCCTATCCAGGTGCTGCTGCAGGGCGATTGGGATGGTCCTCATGTTCCAAATTCCTCCACCAGCTCCACCGTGGTGTGGGCTGATACATGCGAGTCGCGGGTGAAGCCAAAGAAGTCCGACGAGAACCGCACACGGACGTTGAAATCAAAATCCGCCGTGATGTCCTGGCCGGCCAGCCAGGGGGCTTGCGGCGTGACCAGGCCGGTGAGCCTGTCCACGGTGCAGGGCACCTGAGCGCCCCCCTGGAACACGCGTACGGTGCGCTCCACGGGCAGCGTGATGGTCCGCACGTAGCGGGCGGGCCCGAACGCATAGACCTTGACCAGTTGCATGGGCGTTGCCGCCCCGTCGCCCTGGCCGATGACCTGGTCCCGCGCCCGGTAGTCGTTCCAGTCCTTGAGTGCAAACGTGTGCATCTGCCCATGGCACGCCAGGAAGGCGGCAAGGATGTCGTTCTGCACCGTCGGGTCCAGCGTGGTGTAGTCCACGGTGTACTTGTGGTGCGGCATGGCCCATTCCTGCCGCCGGCGATTGCGGCCGCTGGCCAGCGGCACCACAAGCGTTTGCCAGGCCGGGCCGCCGACAAAGCCGATGTCCACCTTGTCATTGATCCGCGCATCGATAAAGCTCATCGCATCCTCTCTGCACTGCGCATCTGCAGCGCCACATCGCCAGCGATCTGGCTGCGGGTGCGCCGGTCCACGCGGCCCTCCACGGGCACATTGATGTTGTAGATGCGATCCCCGCCACGGCCTCCGCCCGCGCCTGCACCGGGCTCGCTGACGGCGCGCACGCCGAGCACACCGGCAGAGTTGCGGGTCAGCGGCATGATGGCCTCCGGGCCCGCCTCGCCGAACACGCCCGCACCCTTGGCAAACGCGAAGAGCTTGGGCGAGCTGTGCACTTGGTTGCTGTAGCGGCTCAGGCTGGGGCTGTCGTAGACACCGCCCTTTGCGTTGAAAAGGAAGCTGAAAAGGCTGCCAATTCCGCCCCCGCCACCACCACCGCCGCCTTTGCCCCCCATGAGCGAGCCGAATATCTGGGACAACCACGAGGTTGATTCGCCCAGCTGGCCGTTGAGCCACTGGGCCAGCGGCGCGCTGATCTGCTGCGAAATGATCCCGGCCGTGATCTGCTTTGCGATGGTTTCGCCCAGCGATTCGAATGAGTCCAGATTGCCCGCATAGAGCGCATCAGTGGCCGCCGAGGTGAACCCCGACAGCGCATTCCCCACGATGCCCTCGGTGCGCTTGGCGACGTTGCCCACTTCATCCAGATAGTTGGCGATGGCCTCGTTCGCGCCGACGAACCAATCCGATTGCTGCTCACGCCGGCGGCGCCAGAAGTCGGCATCCAGCTCAAGCGCTTTCTGGTTGGCGTCGTTGATGATCTGCAGGCGGCGCGCATATTGCTGTTCCAGCTCCGCATTCCATTTGCCCGCCATCTCCAGCAGCTCGCGGTTGTTGCGCAGGTCGTTGCGCTGGCCCTGGTAGCGGTCATTGATCTGGTTTTGTGCCGTGTTGCGGTCGCGCCATTGGTTGCCTAGGCCCATGCCGTCCAGCTCGCGCTGATAGCGGTCGCGGCTCAACTGCAGGTAGTCTTCCATCGACTGGGAGAGCGCCCTGTACGAGGCCTCCAGTTGGCGATTGGCCGCCTCCTCCTGCAGGGTCGAGATGGCCACGTCCGTGGCCGCCTTGGCCCGGATCTCGGCAATCTTCCCGACGTTCTGGGCGATCTTCTTGTCGTTGTTGATCTTGTCCGCACCGGTGGCCGACTGCTTTGCGTAGCGCTGGTTTTCTTCCTCCAGCTCACGGATCTGCAGCGCGGCGTTGTCCTCCAGGAACTGGCGCTTTTGCGCGTAGTAGTCACGCTCGCTGACCAGGCCGGCGGCGCGCTGCGCATCGAGCATGCGTTCGGCGTTGCCCTGTGCGGTGGTCAGCTGGCGATAGCGGATCTGGATGTCGGTGATGTCTGCGGAGAGGTCGGCCTTGGCAATGCGAGCCGCGCCCGCACCACCGCCCTTGTTCTTTTTGGCGTACTCGTCCTGCGCATGCTTGATACGGGCATCGATGTCCTTCTGCTCGACGCCGGCGGCCGCGCCCTCATTGCGCAGGCGCAGGATCTCTCTGCGCAATTTCTCCTCATCGGAGAGGTACTTGACACCCTCTTTATCCCAGGCAATCAAGGCCTTGCGGCGCTCTGCGTCCCGGGCCGTGGCAGCCGAGGCATCTGCCTCGACCTTGGCCTGCTCCTGCAGTGTGGTCAAGGTTGCCTTGGCCGCCGCCAGCTGAGCGGCAAACCGGTCCGTCTGGTACGCACGCCCACCCGTCGCCTGCAGAGCCTCCAGGCTTGCCACGGTCTGGGCCTGCTTTGCGACCAGTGCCAGGCCTTCCTGCTTGCGCCCCACATTGAGGAGAGCATCCACCGCTTCGCCTATCGCTCCCTTGACCCCGCGCCACGCGCGCTCGATGGTGCCCAGATTCGCCTCCATTTTTCCCGCCTGGTCGTTCAGCGAGTCGGCGAACTGGTTCTGAGCCACACGCGCCGCCTCGACGGTTCGGCCCTGCTCCATCAGCGCCTTGATCTGCTTGTAGGTAGCGTCGGTCAGGAAATTCATCTGCTCATTGAGCTTGATGGAGGCATCCAGAGGATCTTTCTTCAAGTCCGCAAAAGACTTGGCGATCTTGTCCACAGACTCGCCAGTGACGCGGCTGAAGCGCACTGCGGCCTGGGCGTTTTTCTCCAGCATGTCGCCGTAGGTGGCGTTCTGCGAGACCAGGGCAGTCAGGGCCTCTGCGGCCTGCATCTGCGTGCCCACGGATGCATCGATGTGCTGCGCCATCACCTGCAGCTGGCCGGCGGTTACACCCATGGCGCTGCCTGTCGTCACGATGGCCGAGCGATAGGCATCCAGCTCGGCAGTGCCCTTGTTGTAGAGGTAGATGAGCGCCGCAGCGGCTGCAGCCGTCAGCGTAAAAGGGTTGACCAGACTCAGGATGGTGGACCCCAGCGCTTTGGCCGCGCCCCCGATGCTGCCGAACATATCGCGCAGCTGCCCACCCTGCTGCAGCAGCACCGTGAGGGGTGCCTGCCCACCCTGAAGGCTGACCACGATGTCCGTGATCTGCGCAGGCACGCCGCGCATGGCGGCATTGATCTGCTTTTGCGACATGGCAAACTGGTTGCCGTTCGCCTGCGCGGCGGCACTGGTGGCCGCCAGCTGCTCGCGCAGGTACTTTTGCACCTCGCCCGTCGTGCGCGTCTCGATGCGGAATGCGGTCATCCCCTCTTTGCCCAGCTGCAGGGTGTTGACCTGGCGCAGCATCTGCTCGGCGGCACGCCGCTGCGCCTCGGTCATGCGGCCCAGCTCCTGCTTGACCGCTTCAGACGCGCCCTCGAACCCTCGCATCTGCCGTTTTGCGGCCTCAATGCCGGTCTGCATGTCATCGGTGTTGACCACGATGTCAACCCGCGCAGTTCCAATGGTTTCCGCTGCCATGAGACACCCCAGAAAAAAGAAAAGCCCCGCAGCTGCTGCCACGGGGCTTGTGAATGGTCGCCAGCGATCTTGCGCTGGGGTTATGCAATCAGTGCGTCATGGGCTGCTACCGAATCGAGCGCGGAAATCGCGTTCCAGTTGCTCGCAGGTACTGGCAGCCAATCGTGCGGCGTCAGGCTCCAGAGACTGCCGCGCCTGCTCTTTGCGGCACAGCTCAATCACGTCTCGCTGACGGCGCTTTTCCTTGCCTTCTGGTGTATTGCCTATGCAGGAGCCAACGAGAAACAAAATCACGAACAGGCCCACCGGGAGGCCAATGATCCATTTCCAGATGCTGCCCTTTTGCTCTGAAGGCGGAGCTACTGGGGCGGAGGACGGTGCACCCGCTATGGGTGCACCGCACTGCGGACAGGCCGCCGCCTTATCGCTCACCATCTTGCCGCATTCCTCGCATGCGATCAGTGCCATACGCCCCTCCATGATGAAAGCGGGCATGGTAACTGACCCATTCACCCGGCCTCGGCAGAGATCTTCAAAGCCTCATCCTCGATCACGCCCAGGGCCCACAGTGCATAGTCATATGCCTCCTCAGACACGCGAAGACGGTCCAGTTCGTGCAGGAAGACATTCATATCCAGCCCGACAGCGCCAGAGGCGCCCACGCGCCACTGGCTGCTGAAGCGCCGGTATAGGTTCAGGGCCAGAGCATTCTCCGGCAAGGGGTAGACGGGTGGCGGCTTCGGCTGGTCGCTGACCATCAGCCCGAACTCGGCAAGCTCAGCAGCCGAGGGGGGCTTGTAGTACAGCGCCCGCGTGGCCGCTATCAGTTTCCCTTGCGTGTCGCCGTCAGCGCCTCGCCGTAGCCCGTGACAATGGCCCAGTCGATGCCCGGCATGTCCTGCATGATCGCGCTCACGCCCTCCAGGGTGAGCGGCCTGTCCGCGTTCCATTCCTTGAAGATCTGGAGCACGGCCGCAGCGGACTTGATGCTCCCGTCCGCAAGACCTGCAAAGAGTGCCTTGTACTCGTCGTGGGACATGTGCACCATCGTGCCTTCCAACTTCTGCTCACGCCCCTTGCAGACGATGGTGATGCTTCCCAGGAAGGTGGCTTCGGGGATAGTGGTGAATACCGCCATGAGATCAAGCCTCGTAGCGGGTGAACTTGCCAGCCATGGAGAACGTGGCAGTGTTCTGCATGTTCTCGTTCATGGTGAGCGAGGGGTCTGCGTCGAAGGACGGATAGACCGGGTAGTAGATGCTCGCCCCGTTGGGGAGGGCTGCGCGCAGGACGATCAGTTCGGCCTTCTCATCCAACTTTTCAAGCGCCGTGTACCACGCCTTGGCCGGGTCGTAGTCCAGCGTCAGCGTGAGCACCTTGGCGTTCTTGAACGTTGGGCGCTGCTTCTGCGTCCTGGTGCGGTCTTCCAGGTACTGCCAGTTGTAGAACTGCTGCTCTCCACCCGACTTGGCCGAGCTGGTGACCTGGGACAGCTGCACCCAGGTATCCACGGCCAGCAGAGAACCTGCGCCGGCGCCAGTGCCCGGGGTGTAGATGTCATCGTCCGTGGTGTCGATGCCGTCGAGCGTGACCTCTCCAGCCGTGGAGCCGGACGCACGGGCCACGCGGCCATCGATGCCGGCCCAGTTGCTGTTGATCAGCGCGATGGCCCCAGCCGCCACGGTGCCGCTGGCCAGGGTTGCAACTGCCGGCATGGCGTTGGAGATCTCCGATACCGCCACGGCGGTCTCGAAACCAGTGGACACCGAAAAGATGGTGCCGTTGGGAAACATGGAAGACATGGAAGAGTTCCTTTCAGACGAAAAAAAACCGCCTGAAGGCGGCCGGTTGCACAAGGGGCGGCATCAGGTGTCCCGATGCCAGAAGTAAAAATCCTGCCGCGTTCCCCGCAGCTTGGTGGCCTGGTCGTAGACGCTGGAGAACGCCCCCAGCGCTTCCGAGACAAGCTCGCTTTCGATCAGCACCTGTTCGACCTGCAGGGCAATGGCCGTGGCCTGCGTGCGCCGGTCGTCCCAGACGTTGATCTGTATGCGCGCATGCCGGTGGTCCGGCAGCCGCTTTTCCAGGTACTGCCTGGCGCGGCCGCCCGTCTGCTCGTAGGTGATGTAGGGCTTGCCCGCATGGTCGGGCGCAAGGTCGGGATAGATCCGCCCGCCCACCAGCGGCCCCAGCAGTTGCACGATGCGCTCATTGAGCGTTGCCATTCGGTCCTCCTCCTCCAGCGATCTCGCTGATCAGCTCCTGCCAGCGCTCACGCCCTCGGCGCATCATGGCCGCCTGCGCGCTGGCGGTAGTGGCCTCGTAGGCCGAGCGCAGGAACGATTGACCGGGGATGTATTTGGGCACCGGCAGGCGCTGGGTCTTGTCGGTCCAGAACCTGCCCAGGCTGTCCACGCGAACCTTGTAGATCTGCATGTACCCAAATTCCACCAGGTGGCCATGCGGCGCTTTGCGCCCGTTCCAAGTGACCGAATAGCGCGCCTGGTTGGTGCCCTGGGACTTGGTCTTGTAGGCCAGGTAGATGGCGCCGTACAGCACATCGGTGCGCAGCGGTACGCGCTGCTTGGCCTCGTCGCGGATGACCTTGCCACCTGCCACCGCCATGGAGCGCGCCAGGCTGACGCGCGCGGCCTCGCCCAGTTTGTCCAGGTTGGCGAAGACTTCGGACATGTCCGTGGCCATGCCCGCGCCCTTGGCAGCCCGGGCGCGGTCGCGCGCAGTGACGAGGTTGCGGCCGTTAGCCATTGTTGGCCCCCGTGGCCACCACCAGATCCGTGTGCTCGCGCCGCGCCTCGTCGTGAACAACCTGGCGGATCTCGTAGACCACGCCGGCGCCCACCGCACGCATGCCGGCGGTCAGGCCTGGCCGGTACGGCGTGCGTATGCTGTACTGCACCCGGCTGACTTCCTGGGCCGCCGCAACGAACTCGCCCGCGATCTGGCCCAGGCCGGAGGGCGCACGGATGTTTCCCCAGACCGCGATGACATCCTGCCAGCCGTCCAGGGGCTGGCCATCGCCATCGACGCCAGGGGCGCGCTGCTGGATGAGAAACCGGCGCTTGTATGCTCCCGCCCCCATCTCTAGCCCCCCCAGCCCACACGGTCGGGCAGCAGGAAGTGCTCAGCGCCCACGGGCAGGTCCGTGACCGTGGCGCCGCGCGCCACCGTCTCGCGGTTCTCACTCAGATGGCCCAGCAGCAGCAGCAGGGCCACGCGGATATTCGCGGTGAGCACCATCCCGCGCAGGACATGCTGGGCAGACTCCAACGCATCGGCATAGGCGTCGTCAGCAGCACACGAAAGCAGCCGCGCTGTCGCAGGGTCAGCGATCTGCCCAGCAGCTTCTTGCGCCTGCTCCCGCGCAGCGAGGGCGGCCGCCAGCGCAGCCGGAACACCGGCCCGGGCCGCATCAAGGGCGGCCTGGTCCGGGTACACATTGCGGTTCAGGAACCGCTGCGCGGCAGCATCCGCACCATCCAGGTAGGGCTGTATCTGCTCGGCCGGATAGTCGGGCTCAACGCGCAGGTGCGCGCGGCCCTCATCGAGCGAGATGAGGCTCATGACAGTGCATCCTCCAGGGTTGCCAAGGGGAAAAGGTCCAGCGCCGTGGAGCGCGTGGCGTTGACGATGTGCATGCCCGCCAGCCTGGGCAAGACAGCGCGAAACTGTGCGGGCCAACGGGCAATGCCATCGGCATTGCCCAGGCCTGCAGGATGGTCCGCATGCCAGTGCGCGCGGCCGTCCAGCCGCTGCAGGTCGTAGCCAAGCAGGGTGACCTGCCGCACCCCCCACCAGGCAGCCTGCGCAATCAGGGCGGCGCCGCTGTTGGTGCGCTCACCACCGAGCCACGCACGCTCGCAGCGAATACCCAGGGGCTGCAGCTTGGGCTGGGGCGACACCAGCAGGCCTGCGCACTGGGCGCGCACCTCGGTCAGGTGCTCGCGCCACCAGGCGAGGTCGAGTCCGTAGATGACGTCGGCCCAGGGGCATCGGCGGAAGGTGGTGTTGGTGACGAAGACGGCTCGGCCGATTCCTCGGCCTTGCCCGTCTTCGCGCCACCGGCGCGCGGCTTCGCAGTCTGCTTGGGTGAGGCTTGGGCCGCTGGCGATGCAGACGGCTTGCTGCCAGCGGCCGGTGTAGGGCCCGGCGTGCCAGGGTTGGCAGGCGCCGGGTCCGTGGACAGCCGGACCAAGCCTGATTTTTTCAAGGCCAGGGCCTGCACCTGGCTGACGCGGAAGGTGTCTCCACAGCGGCGGCGGCCGTCGTGGTCGAAACCGCTCAGCGCGATGACTTCGATAGTGCTCATGGTGCTACATCCAAAAAAAGGGCCACCGTGCAGACGTGTGCACGGCAGCCAGGTGGATCAGGAGCTGGCCGGCACGGGCGCAGGGTTGACGCCCGTGAAGTTGCCATTCACGAAGGCTTCGGGTCGGTAGACCGTCAGCGCGGCACGCAGCTCGGCCAGGATCGTGACCATGTTCTTCACAAAGTTGTCACGGTCCTGGGTGCTGACGGTCACGACTGCGCTTTCGCGGTCCCAGGCCTGCGCGCCCAGGCTGAACGCGCCGACAAGGAAGTTGTTCGCGTCCTGCGCCGGCGTGGAGACCACGGGACGGCCCCACAGTCCCGGCACGGCCAGGCCGCGCGGCGTCGCAAACAGGTAGGCGTTGTCGGCGGTCTTGGTCAGCTCGATCTCTGTCCAGTCGATGGGGTTGAGCACGATGCCGTCTGCCGTGTACTCGGCCAGCTCGGCCTGCAGCAGCGCGATGCGCAGGCGGTCGATGGCGGTCTCATTCTGGACAGTGACGCCAGGATTGGCGTAGGCCGCTGCCTGCGGAATGATGCCGTGCATGTTCAGGCCCACGCCGGAGCCCTTGAGCAACTGCAGTTCCAACTTGACATCCAGGCCGTACAGCAGGCGGCCGTCGATGTACGACTGCAGCATGGGCACATCGCTCAGCACCTGCTTGGATGCGCGGATGAAGTGGGCGATGGTCGCCACTTTCTCGCTATCCAGCTCGAAGGTGATGTCCGATTCGGGCTTGGGGTTGGACGGGTTTTCCGCGACAGGCGCAGCGTTGTTCGTGAAGCCGGTTTCGCGCACGAATTCCACGGCGTTGCCGGTGGTCGGGCCCCAGTTGAGCAGATCGCTCACGAAAAGGCGCTGCTGGGGCGGCACGATGAGGCCAGGCACGCGCTGAGGCTGGATGAGCGCTCCCGCCGAGCCGTCGCCGCTGGTAACAGCAGCCTTGACCGAGCCTACCTTCACGGTCACGCTGGCAGGGTTGCTGACGTCGAAGTTCTTGATGGCCTCGGCAGCCACCACCCGTGCACCGATAGACTGAGGGGTGCCGTCGCTGCCCCCGCCGTGTTGCAGCTTGGCCAGGATCTGCTCGGCCGCCTTGAGGTTGGCGCGCAGCTCGCCCTGCTCGACCAGCAGCTTATCGACACTGGCCTTGGTGTCCTCCCCCAGCTTGGCATTGGCCTTGATTTCCTTTTGCGCCGTCTCGGCATAGGCCTTGAGCTTGTCGCCCACGTCCTTGAGGTCGGCCTGCACCTGCTTGTATTCGGTCTCCAGGCTGGTGGTGCCTGCCACGCCGAGCATGGACAGGCCGGCGAGAACGTCGGCGTGCGAGGCAAAGAAGGCCTGCACATCGACGCCGGCCGCATGCGCGGCCACGGAGCCCAGGGCCACGGCGGCCATCAGGGCGAGGGAGAAATAGCGAACGGATTTCATAGGGTTGGTTCCTGTGTTGATGAAGTGAAAACGCGGCTGCTCTATTCCCAGCTCAGCGACGCAGACAGCGAGCCGGACAGGGCCGAGGCCTTGCCTTGCGCTGGGGGCATCCGCCGCTCCGGTTCGATGGGGTCGCCCGCATCGCGCCCGCCCGGGTCGCCCAGGCTGGCCTTGAACTCGCTGATAAGGCGCACGGCCTCGGACTTGGGCATGCCCGAGGTGCGCAGTGCGGCCTCGATGCGCCGCACGGCCGCTGCGCTGGCCTTGGCCTCGCCCTTGCCGACCTGGTCAGAGGGCAGAAGCTCGTCGGCCAGGCCGCGCTCTATGGCGTCGGAGCCGCCGATCCAGGATTCGGCATCCATGAGCCGGCGCGCCTCCTTGTCGGCCATGCCGGAGCGCGCCACGTAGATGTCTGCCATGGCAGCGTCGAAGGGCTCCAGCCAGTCGGCGATTTCGCGGAAGTCGTTGCGGTTGCCTGCTGCGATGACCCATCCGTTGTGCACCATGAAAAAAGCCGCACGGGCGATCTGGACGGTGTCTCCGGCCATGGCGATGATGGAGGCCGCCGAGGCGGCCAGGCCAACGACCTTTACCGTGACTTCGCCCTTGTGCTCGCGCAGCAGGTTGTAGATGGCAAGGCCCTCGAACATGTCGCCGCCGGGGCTGTTGATGTTGACGGTGACAGGGCCTGCACCCAGGCTGCGCAGGGCGCCGGCAACGCGCTTGGCGGTGACGCCCTCGCCGCTCCAGTAGTCGTAGCCGATCACGTCATAGACGCTGATGCTGCGGTCCTCCTGGTCCTCGGTGAGGGCGGAACGCACCTCGCGGTTCCAGCGGTCCAGGGCGCGCGGCAGTATTTCGCTGCGCACGCTTGCGCTCGGGCGGCCGGCCGGCGCGCCCGGTAGTTCTCTGATGCTCATGGTTCAGCCTTTCTGTGGCTCGTCGGTGTCGAAGCCCAGCAGCGACCTGAGCGCTGCCCGGGCCTGCTGGTTGTTGTCGAGCTGGCCCAGGGAGTCCAGCGTGGTCATGGCCGATTGCACGGTGAGCACCGCAGCATTGCCGCCCATGGGCGGCCGGTCCTCCAGCTCGCGCACCTCGTCGCGGGTCAGGATGCCCTTGTCCACCATGACGCCGTAGAACGCCGCCCGCGCCGCGCTGTCGGTGCGAAGCAGGCCCTCCACCGCGTACTTGGCGTAGTAGCGCAGTCGGTCGCCAGGGGTGAGCAGATCCTTGGTAATGGCCTGCTCGATGGACTTGATGATCGGACCCAGGCAGAACGTCAGGAACCCAATCAACTCCTGCTCCATGCCAGAGCCCCATTTGGTGGCGCCCTGCGATGCATGGCCCACCATCCAGGGCGGCACGCCGAACCATCGGCAGATCTCTTCAACGCTCCACGCCCGGGATTCGAGCAGCTGCACATCCTTGGGGCTGATGTTGATGGCTTCGACCTCGATCCCGCCCTCCAGCAGCGGTGCCTCGCCGTTCTCGATGAGGCCGACGACGTTCTTCCGGAATTCGGCACGCTGCTCCGGCTGCAGGAACTTGGCCACCTTGTAGAACAGGTTCTGCAGCGCGCCGTTGCGAAACGCCCGCCCTGCTGCCTGGTCCGCCGCCTGGGCCTGCCCGAAAACCTTGGCGCCGTACTCGATGACGCTGACGCCGTTGCGGCCGTCAAGCGTGAACCCGGGGACAGTCCAGACCCGGGACGCAGGGATGATGCGCTGCTTGCCGTTGAAGTCCAGGTAGCGCCAGTCCAGCACGATGGAGCCCTGCTTGCGTCCCACCGTCAGGCGCCCAGGGACCAGGAATTCCAGGCCCACCAGGCGCTCGCCGAGCATCAGCCTTTCTGCCCGCCCGCAGCCCTGGGTGAGCATGGCCGAGACCATCGCCTGCCAGAACATGGTTGCTGTGGCATCGGGGTTGGGCACGTCGTGCAGGATGCTGTGCAGGCCATGCTCCGGCGCCACCCGCTTGCCGGCGCCGTCCTTCGCGTAGATGCTCAGCGGCAGCGTGGCGATGGTGGAGGAGATGAGCCGCACACAAGCCCAGGCCGCCGACAGCTGCAGCATGCTGCGCTGGTTGACTGAGACCCCGGAGGCCAGGTCCACGCCGAAAACGGCGGCCGAGCCAATGGGGTCGCTGATGCTGGCGGACTGGCCTCGCAGCCCATGCACGGCGGCGCGCAACCGGCCGCGCATGCGGTGGTAGAGGGTTGGTTTCATCTGCTCGAAGTTCCTGCTGTTGCGGGACTGGCGAAGAAGCCGTCCTCATCACCCGTTTCATCGGGCCTGGCGTAGCGGCCCAGGGCCATCACCGTGGCCACGATGCCGTCTATGCGTCCGTTTTCCTTGCTGGTCTTTTTGTTCGGCCGATAGTTGCCATTGCTGTCGAACAGCAGCGACACATTGCCAGCGCAGTAGCGCAGCACGGGGTTGCCTCCGTGGGCCAGCATTCCGCCGTAGACCAGCTTTTCCAGTTCCTTGCTGCCAGGCCCCATGCCGCCCGTGTTCTGCGGGATGTTGACCATGGGCAGGCCTTCGGCTATCAGCTCGTTGACCAGGTGCTGCGCATTCCAGTCATCGAAGCCCAGCTCAACGATGTCGAAGTCCTTGCCCGCCTGGACGATGACCTGTCGCACCGCGCTGTAGTCGGTGACGTTGCCCGGCGTGGCGTTCAGCCATCCCTCCTCCACCCATTGGCGATAGGAGGCCTCGTCTTCGGCCTCTTCCAGCAGCTTGGATTCGGGCACCCAGTGCCACGCCAGGACGTGGACCGTGGTTTCGCCCTCCAGTGGCGGGAACACCAGCACGAAGGCGGTGAGGTCGCGCACGCTTGCGAGGTCCAAGCCCCCATAGCAGCGCCGCCCCTTGAGCATGGCCGGCAGGAAGGGCTTGCCGCACCTGTCCCAGACCTGGATATCGAACCACCCTTCGGCGTCGTTGCACCAGATGTTGAGGTCCTTGGTCAGGAAGTTGGCCCGCGCACCCGGCAGGGCCTTGGCCTTGCGCGCCTGGGTGCGCATGTAGTCCCACATCTTGCTGCGGCCCAGCCCGGGGTTTGCCTTGGGCCAATTCCGCTCGTCGTAGTAGTCATCCCCCACGTCCAGCGTGTAGATGTAGCCGAAGAACGCATCGTCCTGGCGGCGCCCCTCAAGGATGCTGACCAGGTAGCTGCGTATCTCCACGCAGATGCCGTTGAGGATGAAGCCCGCCGTTGTGATGGCCGACAGCAATGGATCTTCACGCGCGCCCAGGGCCGACTCCATCACGTCCCACACATCGCGATTGCTGGCCGCATGCAGCTCGTCGTACATGATGGCCGAGGGGTTCAGGCCATCCAGGTGCTCGGCATTGGCCGGCAGCGGCTGGAAAACGTTGCTGTCGCCGAACTGGACCTTTTCCTGGTTGGCGCCCTCGTAAATGCGGAAGCTGCGCCGGGTGCGCTCCGAGCGGCGGCACCATCGCTTGATGTTGTCGAACGCCGGCTTGAACACCGTCATGGCCTGCGCCCGCGTGGTGGCCACCGCGTAGACCTCGGCGCCACCCTGCCCCGCCATCGAAAACAGGTACGCGCCCTGCGGCCCCTTCCAGGTGCTTTTGCCGTTCTTGCGCGCCACCTCCTCATAGGAGCGCGTGAACCTGCGCAGCCCCGTCGCGGCGTGGCGCCAGCCGTAGAGCACGGCCGTCCAGAACTTCTGCCAGGGGTCCAGCAGGATAGGCTTGCCCGTCAGCGGCCCCTTGATGTGGACAAAGAACCGCTCGATGAAGTGGATGATGTGCCAGGCGTGATCCGGCTGGAACACCAGGCCTCGGGCACCGGCCTCCTTCAGATCGCGGTAGTGCCGCAGCACTGCCAGGTAGACATACTTGCCGGTGACCACCTCATTGCGCAGCACGGGCAAACCGTAGTCCACATCCCACTGCTGCAACTGCTCAGGGATCAGTGCGTCGCACTGCCGCCGGGTAAGCTGGTAGCGTGGCTTGCGAGGGCGGCGAACAGGTCGTCCTGCTGCCCCTGCGGCCCCGCGTCTTTCCGCACCCGGGCCAGTGACGGTATGGTCAAGCATGCTTTGGGTAGCCACTGGCCCAGCTCCATTTTCAAGCGGGCCTCATCCTTGGCCCAAGGCATTTCCGTCACCCATCCCGTTTTGGATGTCTGGGTCCGGCCCTTCTCATCGCACAGCGCCACGGCCTTGAGCCAGTCGGCGAAGGTGCGCACGATCACCGCAATCGGAATGCCGGCGGTCAGGTGCTCGACCCCGGCGCGGCGCAGCGAGTCGCAGATGTACTCGTAGAGCTTTTGCTCCTCCTCGCCCAGCCGCAGCATCTCGGGCGCAGCCGGAGATTCGATTGCTCCCGGCTGACTCGCCACGTATCCAGCGCCCACGGCCGGCAACTGGACCGCGAACTCATCAGCTTTCTTGGTCATGACACTCCTAGTTAAACCCCCAGGGGGTAGTTACTGCCCGCCAGCAAAGTCCGGTGGAGCGGTCGGTTTCCAGTGCCGAGGGCCCCGACTTTTGGCACCCCCTCCCCCCTGGGCTCGGTCGAGGGCTGGGGTCGGGCACCCCCGCCGATGGGGTGGCGATGACCCTGGCAGGGGCGCCATGGGGCGATCTCCCGCACACCCATGCCCGCACCAGTGCGAGCGGGCTGCGTGCGTCCTGCGGGCTGTGAGGGCCTTTGCCGCTGGTGCGTCCTGGCCGGCGGGCAACCTCGGCCCGCCGGCCCATCAACGTCCGCGATACGCGGCCCGATGCAGGCCGCGCCGCCGCTCAAGTTCCGTCTTGGCATCGTGGTGCTCATCGCACAAGCCCTGCAGGTTGCTCGGATCGTTGGTCCCACCCTCTTCAAGGGGCACGATGTGGTCCAGCTTGTCCCATAGCCGCACGATCCCGACCTTGGCGCACTCCACACACAGCGGCGCATCGCGCTTACGCTCTTCGCGCATGCGCTGCAACGCCCGGCCAGTAAGGCGCTTGATGGCTGCCGGTCTGTTGCGCACCCAGGCTTTCTTCGGGTGCTTGGCACAACGGCCAGAGCCGTCATGCACGAGGGCGCCGCAGCCTGGATGGGTGCAGGGACGCGGGGCGGCAGATGGCATGGGCGGCCCTGAATCAGGCAGATGCCAGCTTGCTGCGCAACTCGTAGCCCATCAGGGGCCAGATCTTCTGCTCTGCGTTCTGGCGCGCGATCTTGCGGCCGATCTCGGCGTCGAAGTTCTCGGGGCTGACGCACGCGCTTTCACCCGTCACCGTGAAGCCGTTGCTCAGGACCAGTACGCAGAAGGTCAGCAGGTCGAGGGGCTCGGGCGGCGATATGGTTCCGCCCGCCTCGATGGTGAGGGCTGCAGCACCAGCGAAGCCATCGCCTGCTGTGAAGTAGTACTCGCCCACGATGTTGGCCTGCAGGTCGGCCGGCGTCACGCGCGCAGCGGTCTTGCCCTTGGCCTGAATCTCTTGCTCGATTGCTTGGTCGCTCATAGCTTCTCCAGAGGAGGAAACGAAAAAGCCCCGCAGATGCGAGGCCGTAAAGGTTTGCCGGTTACGGGTCCGGCGCTGATGGGTCAGCCGTCGAGGGTCGCGCGCCCGATTCCCAAGATCGAACGCCGTGCCGTTTACCCAGGCACGCGGCCCCTAGCTCTAGGCTTCGCGGTAATGGGGAGGCCCGGCGTTGCTCCACCTCTGTGGCGCCGGTTGGTCTTTATCACTCGTACCTCAGCGAGTCATGGGACACCGGGGATACTGCCGGATGGAGCCCAAAGAAAAGCCCCGCCGAGTCTGCACCGGGCGGAGCTGGCAAGTGATCAGCGGTTAGGGGCACTGAGCACTAGCTTGCCGCAAATGTAGCCCAACTCTCTATGGTGGAAAACTCCCCGCGCGTCGCATGTACTCACGGCCACGGGCCAGCGCCTCGCGCTCCTCCCTGATGCGTTGCTGCTCCTGCAGCCAGTGGTCAATGTACTGGTCCGCCTGGTTGAGATGGGCATGGATGGTGCTCGGCCCCTTGCCCATATTGCGGGCAATCTCTGACACACCCAGGTCCAGCAGGTAGTAGTCGTAAACCGTTGCATAGAGGTGGCGCTTTGCCTGCTCCATTTCCTGCACTGCCTTGTCCACCTCCTCGGCTTCCTGGTCGATATGAGGGATCTGGCAGCCGCCGTAGCTATTGCGACCCCAGACATCGACTGCCAGGACGCTGACCGAATGGAAACCCAGGCCACTGCTGTTGAGCCGGGACTTCCACAGCGCCCAGTTGTCCAGCTTGCGCTTGATGTGCTCGATGCGTGCCATCAGTTCGCCCCCAGATCACCATGGCCCGCGATGATGCAGACGTGTGCACAGCCCATCCGCGAGATGAGGCGCGAGACCTCGACCATGCGGCTCAGCCTGATGAAGGGCGTACCTGCCACCTGCCCCGCCTCTGTCGCCCAGAAGCAACCAGGCCGGCCAGCCAGCCCCATCCGCACCAGTCGCCACACCCGGGCGTCCTTCTCTGCATACCGCTGGATCGTCTTGTAGACCTCGGGCATTGAGGACTTGATGCGCTGCTGTCCCGCTGCAATCAAGGCCTTCTCCTGCTCCGTCCATTCAGTCTGACCGCTCCCATTTGCTGCGGCCCCACCCGTCTTGTTCATTTGTTCACCCTGTTCAGTCAAATAGATAGAGGGATTGCGAGTGGACTTGCGCACACGCGCGCCAGCGCCCAGGTGCGCCCACCTACGCACATCCGGGCTTTGGGGTGAACGGTCAATGACCAGGCAATGCAGCGGCTTCAACCCTTGAAATCAAGGCTTGGTATGGCTGTATGGCCCCAGGCGAAAGCCTGAACACCCTGAACAACTGAACAGATCAGCTCATGGGGGCATGGCAGGCCATCCCCGCCACTGCACCGCAGGCCGGGCGCACTGTCGCCCTGGCCACTGCATGGACGCGAATCACGCCTCCAGCCATGCAGGCAGTGCAGCGCGTTTCAGGCGCTGCCGTGTTGTTGTGAAGGAAATCAGAAGGGCTCATAGTCACCAGGCCACGCGGAGGACTGATCGCCCAGCCCGGCGGGCAGGGGCGGCAGGTCGTCAGGACGCGATCCCTCGGGCTCGGGCCTGGCATCGTCTTGCCGGGTCCAGTCTTCGGCCACTGCCTCCAGCTCGGGAGGCCAGACTGCAGGGCGGAAGTACACCCCCGACTCCAGCGCTCCATTGACACGCTGCCTGCCCTTGAACTCCCACCCGTTGCTCTCAAGCCAGGCCTCAACCTGGCCCTTGAGCGCCGGCGTGGCCTTGCCGATGTCCACGCCAAGGGCCTTGATCAATGCGTTGATGGGCACACGCTCTGCATGGGCGTTGATGAACTGGGCATTCATGCCGGCTTCCCGTGTCAGCAGCTTGAACAGCTCGCCATCCACCGCGGACTCCTGCAGGCGGCTTTCCTGCATGGGTACGAACAGGCGCTTTTCCTCGTCTTCGGAAGGGGTGTAGGCAATCCCGCCCTGCTGATACAGCGCATAAGCCTCGGCCATCAGCTGGCCCCGCATGCGCTCAAGCCATTCCGTCTTGATGACGTGGCGCACCGGGATCGGCCAGAACCGGCGATTGCCCGTGCGGTCGCGCAGGTACTTCTTGTCATTGGTCGAGCCCACCAGCACGCATTGCCGTGGGAAGGCCTGCGCTTGCTCGCCGTAGGCCACCCGGTAGTTATCGTTTTTGGACGATATGAATGCCTTGATGTCATTCACGTCCGCTTTGGAAAAGCTCGACAGTTCGCCCAGCTCGTACACCCATTTGCCGCGCACCTGCTCATAGGCATCCTTGCCTCGGCTCAGGTCGAACTTTGTATCGCTGTACCACTCCGGGCGCACGGCCAGCACCTCCACCATCGTGGACTTGCGCAATCCGCCCTTGCCTTCCAGCACCGGGCAATAGTCGAACTTGCAACCTGGCTGCATCACCCGCCAGATCATCCCCAACACCCAGTAGCGACCGACGAGCTTGAGGTACTCGGCCATCGACGGAGACAGCGTTTCCGGGGACTCGCCCAGCACATGAATCAGCCATTTGTCCAGGCGCGGCTCCCGGTCCCACTCCTGTTCCTGCAACCACTCCCGCACGGGATGGAAACGCTCGGTATAGGCCACCGTCGCAATGCCGTCTTTGATGTTCTGCGTTGACACGTCACCCACCTTGTAAACATCGTTGAGATACAAGCCGAGCAGCAGGGTGCTGTCGGCCTCCAGTTCGCCCGCTTGGGCATGAGCCCAGGGCCAGGCCTTGCGCACCTGGGTGCCCTTGGTCATTTCGTTGTAGGCAACGCATCCCTGCAGCTTGGGGTCGTTCTGCAGGGCGGCCACCACCAGGCTGCGGCGCAGATCCCAGCGCCGCTTTTTGCGGTCCCAGAACTGCCACAGCCAATCCTGATCGCCGGGCTCGCCGTCGTCCGCCGGCGGGTCCAGTGGCGGCATCACCCCACCGCCGCCCGTGCCAACGGGGTCAAGGGGTTTAGGCGGCTTGCCGTCGCCAGCTGCAGCCCCTGCAGGAGCGCCGTCCGCCTGAGCCGCCGGGGCGGGCAAAGGCTGAGCGCGGCCGAAGAACGCAAGCACGTCATCCGCCGACCACCCGTCTTCGACAATCGCATCCTTGCAGTCCCAGCCGCTCACCTTCTCGCCCGGCTTGGGGATAGGCAGCAGCTGCACCGTGCATGCGTGTTCATCGCGCAGGATCTGGCCGATGCCCAGCATTGCTTTCATGCCCGGCTGCTTGTCCTCGGGGAGCAGGGGCTTGCGGGCCTGCAGCGCCTCTTTTGCAGCGTCGTCAACCTTGACGCTCTCCTGCTCAGCCCGCGTCAACCGCTCGCGCTGCGCATCACAGTCCGGCCACAGCAGCACCGTGGACCCGGCAAGCCAGACCCACAGGGCCTTCTGCCAGGCCTTGCTGCCACCGGGCCAGCTGGCAACGCAATAGACGCCCGGGGCGGTCTGATCGAGCAGCTGCTGCAGCACCTCGGCCTTGACCTCACCCTCCACCAGGACCACCGTGCGCCCGCCTGGCAGCGCATGCCCCGGCAGGTACAGCGGCCGAGGTTCGTCCCACTGCTTCCACTTCCACTGCCCAGCACCATCGCGGGCTGACTGGCAGAACGTGTAGGGGAGCGTGTCCTTACCGCCATCGCTGGTCATGAAACGCGCGACATAGCCGTGACGCTCATCGCCGAGCCGGTAATCGGCCACATGCACCAGGTCATCCGCCTGCCGGTGGTAGTGCTGGAACGTTGCAGCGGGCGCATAAGCGGGCACGGGCACCACAGTGCTCCATCCCTCCTGCTCCCTCTGCGGCTTGGCCGCCGGCTGCGGCCGTGGATTCGCAACCGGCACAACCGCTGCCCCTGCAGCCGTCTTGACCAACCCCGCGATACTCTCAAGCCGCTCTTCACGCGCCACCTGAACCGCCGCCTTGGCGTTGCTCAAGCTGTGGATTGCCGCATAAAGGCTGATAAGGTCTCGGCCCTGCTCATCCGATGCGGCGAAGTCCGCCCATTGCCCTGTGATGAGATTGACGCTGCAGCTATCGCCCCGGCCTCCGCTCAGGTCCGCGCACTTGTACTCATGGCCGAGCACAGTCCCGCCGGGCAGCCAGCGCGGCACCAGGTTGTGAGCATTCTGCAGGAGCGCCTCGGCCAGCGCCTCGAAATTGATGGGGGGCAGTGGCTCCCGGTGCTGGGTCATGCAGCACCCCACGCGCCCGCAAGCGGACCAGACACGCCGGCGTCCCTAACACCAGCGACGTGCACAAACATCATTGACTATCCCCAGAGCTGCAGGGCCTGCGTCAGGCCGAAATTCGATTCGTTGGCGGCGTGGACCTGGTGCGGCAGCGCGTACTCCGCTGCGGGCCGATTACGGCCCGGCACTGTGCGCTCACCACAGATGGCAAGGCGGTGATACCGGCGCATGTCCTTGATGGTTCGGCTGGCGGCTGCAACACCGACGCCAGCCGCTTCGGCGATCTCGCGCATGGTTGGCCCCCTGCCCGGGGTCCACAGCCGCTCTACGGCCTGCAGCAATGCCTTGCTGATCTCTCCCGCCGGCCTCATGTGAAGTCCTCCGAGCGACCAGCAGCGCGGCGAGCGTTGCGGCGCAGGCGAAACACCAGTTCGATGATCTGCATGCACTGGGCCTCCAGCTCATCGCACTCTTGATCGTCCAGGCGCTTGTCCTCGGTGACACGCATGCCGATGTTTGCCAAGAGGCCGTTTTCGGCCGTGATCTGCATGATCTTTTTTTGGATCGCGGTAGCCTCACAGGCCCAACCGCCTTCAGGCGGTGGCGGCAGATGTGCGGCAGCCATGCCGAAGCGAGCGTTGAATACCTGCAGCCATCGCAGCGCCCCGGGCTCCCGTCGATCCAGCAGCCACTCGGACAACAACTCAAGCATCTCCGTGCTCAGCGATTCGCCATCTGCACCACGCAGACGGCGGCGCAGGTCCTCTGCATGGATGAACCGCTCACGGCGCTCGGTCAGGAACTTTGCAGCTTCGACCACACCACCGTCAGCGCTTCGGATCGCGTTGTAGAAAACGTCGCGCCAGTCGGCGCCGGAATAGCGGCGCGTCATGGCCGTTCCCCTTGAGTGCTAGAGATTTCAGGATGGCGCCCGCGAACCGTGCCGAAGACACTGCGGGCATGACGAAAAGAAAGCCCCACTCCAGCCAGCAACGCAAGCCGCACGCACCTGCCCGCGCGTGCAGCACCAAGTTGGGGAAGGAGACGAATCCCGGGCGGCGTTGCCGGGTGGCTGGAGTAGGGGAAAAGGCTAGGCATTGGCAACTCCCTCGCCCTCCGCCGCATCGGCGATGTGGCACTGAAGCGCAGGCGCTCTGTAGATGCTGCGCACGGTCTCAATGCCCGGATTGCGCGTAGTTCCCTGTCGGATCTTCACCAGCGTCGGCACAGGAACGCCGGTCTGCTCGAACACGTCACGAAGATCCCGCTGCCTGAGCTTCAGCAGCAGAGTGCGCACGTCATCAGAACTAGGGATGGAGATAGCCATCCGCCAATCATACCTAATACGGAATGGCCCGTGTCAAAAAAACATACCGCAAAAGATACGAAATCAACGATAGGCTCAATGGAGTCCACACTGGAGTCCGAACGCCTCATGCCCGCACACAACAGCAAGCCAGTCCTATGGGGGAACTTGACGACGCTGATGCACCAACAGTTCGGGGGCGAGAACCTCAACAGACTCGCGCGAGAGGCGAAGCTAAGTCCTGCAACAGCAAGCCGAATCAAGGCGATGGAAACGTCTGTGGGAATAGATGTGCTCGACCAACTGGCAACAGTGTTCGGCGTCGAGCCCTGGCAGTTGCTCCACCCTGATTTGGGCAAGAGTGCCAACTTCTCTGGTGCTGCAAGTCCGCTAGCTATGGATTTGGCACGTCAGCTAGATGGGCTACCCCCAGGAGATCAGCAAGAACGGGCATTCATGCTTGCCTCCCAGCTGATGCTACTTGCAAACGGCGGTGCAGACTCAACGCCAGAGCGCGCTCCCGCACCCATTGCGTCGCAAGATCCGACGAAACAAACACCCCTCTAAGCAAGCCTGCATGAACCTGCGTGATGGCGTGCGCCTTAAAAGCGGCCACGCCATCGGACGAGCAAACAAGCCCCGCAACGGGGACACGTTTTCCCAGGAAATCCTCGCCTACAGGCATGGAACTCAAGCGCAGGCGCGAGAAATTTAGCACCACGCCAGAGCACTGCGAATCACGCATCGCAAGTGGGTAAGTTGCTGCCCATAGGTCCACCAAACCCTGGACCTCCAACGCATCGCAGGCACCAACAACGGACAGACAAGGCACTCCGTCGCACCGGACGTGGTACAGCACAGCACCACCTAAACGGCACTCCCCCGCCTTGACTTCAGCCCCCAGATGCATAGTGTCCCCTTGGTGAACTACTGTATATATTAACAGCACAACGACGAATCGACGCAACCTGCCGCACGCAATCATTCCGAATTCGGTTGATTTTTCATTCCGTATTAGATACGATCCGCTCCGCTCGCTCCAAATTCGGAGCAAGGAACCCTCAGTCCTCCAGAGGGATTCCCTGAACGGAATGGCCCAGTTGGAGGTGGGTCGGATCTAGGAATGGCATGCGAAACACTCCTTCAGTCCCCGCGCGGCTCAACCACAGTGCACACGTCTGCACCCTCAGCCTCGCCATAGACACGATGCCGCTGCAGCGGCAAATCCAGCAGCTTGAGCGCCTGCTCTGGCCCTATCGACTCGCCGCAATGTGCGATGCCGCGACTGCACGGGTGCAGCAAGGCATCCTGCACGCGGCCGGCGAGGCATACATCGCCCTCGACATCCCACCCCCGGACAGCCACGTCATCGACGTGCTGATGTCCATCCCCGGCCTGGCCGGCGTCGTGCTGACCGATGCCGATGCGGGAGGCCTGTGATGTCGGCAGCCGTCACACAAGCCAAGCACTCGCTGCACACGCCGTACGCGGCGATGTACCTGCTCATCGCAAACCGCTGCCTTGCCGAGGCCGCGACCCTGAAGCTGGTGCATGACCGCTGCATCAAAGACGCCCCCGAAGACGAAGTAGAGGCCCTTTGGTCCGGCGCGTACGAACTGAGGAAAAAGGGGACTGAAGCACTCAAAGACGCCACTGCGCGCGGCGCGCTGCTGTTTTTCGGACAGCCCGCCGCGATTGACGCAGCGCAGGTGATTGAGCTTCGCGCTATACCCAAGGGGCCAGCATGCTGACCCTCTACACCGTCACATGCGGCCGCACGCGCCACACCATCCGCGCCACCGGCGCCGCTGATGCCATCGCCCGCGCAATGGCCCTCTTCGGCCACAGCCACCCCATCAGCGCGAGGGCCGCACGATGAGCCGCCCTCCCATCCAGATGGACGGCCCGCACCGTCCACGCCGCGCCATGCGCCGTGCAGCCACACGCTGGGCGGTGGTCGTCGTGCTCGCACTGGTTGCAGTGCTCTGCATCGTCGCGCCACCCGCCATCGCAGCCGCCATCCACTTCGGGGGCACGCCATGGCTCTGATCCAGCTCACCGGCACCCTGGTGCAAGACGCCGAGGTGCGCACGCTGCCGCAAGGCCCGGACAGCACCCCAATGCCCGTGCTCGTCGCCATCTTCGATAGCGACGGCCCCGGCCAACTGCCCGTCAAAGCCGAGCTGGTGTATCCGCCCAACCTGCGGCCGCAAGCCCAGCAATACGCCAAGACGCTCAAGCGCGGCATGCGCGTGTCCGTCACTGCGCCTATCCACCAGATCCGCACAACGCTGGGCCATTGCCAGGCCATCCAGCCGCTGCGCGAACCCGCTCCCGATCAATCCCAACTGCAACTCCTGGAGGCCGTTCATGGCTAATCCCATCGTGATCGCTGTTTCCCTCATCGGCCCTGGCGAAGTCCAGATCGAAACCAACCTGCAGGCACCCCGCCCGGGCGCGCCCCTGGCTCCCCAGGAGGCTGCAGCGCTGGAACTTGTCCAGCAAGGCGCCAAGCAACCGTCTTGCCGCCGCGTGCTCTTCGACACCGCCAAGGTCGATCCCGACACAGCTGCGTGCATTGACCTGGTGCGCGAGCTATTCAACCCCGAGGGCTTCGCGCACAGCGTCAGCGCCGAGGTTCGCAACGCGGCACGCCGCGCCTGCGGCATCAAGGGCCAGCAGGAGGGACTTGCAGCATGACCACCGCGAACGACAACCCGACAGCCGCCCTGCCCACACCCGGCGCGGGCGCCCTAATGCTGCATGTGCCCCTCCAGAGCATCGCACGCAGCCTGCGCAACCCGCGCAAGCACTTCGACGCCGCCAAGCTGCAGGAACTGGCCGACTCCATCAAGGCCACGGGCGTGCATCAGCCCATCCTGCTGCGCCCGCTGCCCGAGTCCCGAATTGCCGATGAGCAGGCGTGGGCCAAGGCTGAAAAGCGCGAGCGCGCGCAGTACGAGCTGATCGCCGGTGAGCGCCGGTGGCGCGCCAGCCAACTGGCAGGCCTGGCAGAGATCCCCGCGATGATCCGCCCGATGTCCGACGCGGAGGCTTTGCGGGCTGCTGTCATAGAAAACCTGCAGCGGGCCGACATCACCAAGCTGGAGGAGGCCGAGGGCTACCGCGAGCTGCTGGACCTGGGCGAGACAACCGCCGAAAAGATCGCAGAAGACGTGGGAAAGAGCCGGACCTATGTGTTCAACGTGATGAAGGTGCTCGACCTGTGCGAGGAAGGCCGCGAGGCGCTGCGCCAGGGCAAGATCGATTTCAGCAAAGGTCAGTTGATCGCTCGCATCCCCGACGAAGGGCTGCAGCTCAAGGCACTGGGCTACTGCACGGAGACCAACTACAGGGGCGACACCCCCAGCTATCGCTCCTGCGCCGAGCATGTCCAGCAAAACTACATGCTCAATCTGCACAGTGCCCCGTTCAAGATGACGGACGAGGCCCTGCTACCGGCCGCAGGAAGCTGCAAGGCCTGCCCAAAACGCACCGGCGCCAATCCCGACCTCTTCAATGATGTCAGTGCAGACGTATGCACCGACCCCAAGTGCTACCGCGAAAAGGAAGAGGCCCACGCCATCTCCATCAAACGCACAGCTGTAGAGCGCGGCCAACACATCATCGAAGGCCGCGAAGCCAAGACCCTGATGCCAAGCGCCTATTCCGGCGAAGTGGCCGGCTATCTGCGCCTCGATGACAAGCGCGACAGCCCCACCGACAAGCCCCTGCGCAAGCTGATCGGCAAGGCCATGGAAAGCCATGGCATCCTGCCCACCCTGATCGCCAACCCCCACAAGAATGGCGAACTTGTCGCGGTGATCACAGCAGACCAGGCACAACTACTGCTCAAAGAGGCCCAGCAGGAAGAGGCTGCCGAGAAGATCCAGCAGGAAGCCCAGCGCGAGCAGCAGCAAGCCAAGTATGCCGCCGACCAAAAGCGAAAGAGCGACTACGAAACGCAATGGCGCTGGGACGTTCTCACGGAAACCTGGGCCGCGCTCAGCGAACTTGGCGGCGCGCCAGTGTCCGATGAATTGCTGCGCTACTGCGCCCGTAACATCGCCAGAACCTACAGCCAGGACCGTGCCAAGAAGCTGTGCAAGCTGCTGGACCTAGGCAAGGTCGCCCCCGTGGAAGGCCTTTTGCAGCACATCGCCGACAACGATGCGCCCGGCGACCTGCTGCAGCTACTGGTGATGTATGGAGACGTGGAATACCGCCACTGGCTCAATGACGACGCCGACGCAAACAAAGGCCTGCACCTGGTTGCTGCGCATTGGAGCGTAGACATCGCAGCCGTCAAGGCCAAGACCAAGGCCAATCAGCGCGCCGCCGAAGCACAGGCCCAGGCGAAAGCAGCCGCGAAGGCCTCCGAATCTGCAGCTCCGAAGGCGGATCTACCCCAAGATCCCGCTGCGCGCGCTGGCGAGAGTCGCGCGAAGGGCAAAGCCAAAAAATCCCCCGCTGCGCGTGCGAGCGCCGAGCCGAAGACGACTGCCGCCGAAGCCTCGGCCGCTATCGCGGCCGCGCTCCAAGACCAAGAATCAGGCGCGGCCGCAGCCGCGCAAAGCGACGAGGGGGCGCCTGTCGCTGACGCGCAGGCACCCATTCATGGTGCGGCTGCAGCCGCACAGGGCGACGATGCAGGCCCAGTCGCAGCTGACGCTGCGCAGGGCCTGCCGCCCTCCTCCACAGCCGCCGAGGTTGACCAGGCCGTGACCCCTGACGTGCAGCAGTCTGCGCCCGCGCAGACTGTCACTGCTGACGATGGCCAGGACAGTGCGGACGCCGGCACCGGGGCAGCAGATCAATCAGCCGCCAGCCAGGCGCCCACGTTCGTGGCCGGCGACCTGGTGCGCGTCAAAGACGGCCTCAAAGGCACGACGGGGAGGCCCCTCAAAGAGTGCGGCCGCGTGGGCGTGGTGCGGCCCGGCCATTTGTCGCTGATCGTGGAGTTTGGCCGTGGCGTAGGCCAGCGCGCGGGCTTTGAGCCCGAGGAACTGGAGCCCTACACGGCAGACCCCATCGTGGGCAAGCGCGTGCGTGTACTCAACCCCGATAGCGCACATCGCTGGCAAGAGGGAGCCGTTGCCGCGCTGACGGCCGAGGGCTGGAAAGTGGAGTTTGCGGGCAAGCCTGGCTCTGTGGCCAAGGCCGCGATCTTTGAGACCAAGGAACTGGAGAGCCTGGCATGAGCACCAAAAATTCCACCCACGCAGTGGATGCCTTGCAAGATGTACGCAGTGCGGTGGCTGCCATCGCCTCGGTTGGGCAATACAACGACCAGGACGTGATCCTTCGCAAGTCTGTACTGGCGATGCTGGACCGCCACATTGCTGCGCCCGCAGTGGATGCCATGTGGCCGCAACCCGGCGACCTGGTGCGATATGGCGAAGGAGTGACCGCGCTGGCATTGCTCGGCTCCCCTCATGCTCGCGGCTGGCACAGCGAGCAGTGCATGGGGGGGCACCTGTATCACACAGACGCGCACCACCCCACTGATACGGATCGTCGCATGTGGGCTTCTTGCGCCGTGGAGTGGCGAGGCAAGACCATGGCAGAAGCCAGACGAGAGGCAGGACTTCCACCGTTTCCTCTCGTCAACCCAATCCCCCAGGCAAAGCCGGAGTGCTGACCATGCGAATGATGTGCCCCCACTGCAACGAGTTTGCATACACCCGCACCAGCCAGCAGCTGACCAGGACCAGTCGCGAAACCATCTTCCAATGCCGCAATACCGACTGCGGCCATGTGTTCTCGGCCGTCACGGAAATCAACCGCACGATCAGCCCGAGCGCGATCCCTGACCCCATGGTGATCCTGCCCATGAGCACGCACATCAAGCGCCAACTGCTGCAAACGCAGCTGGCCGAGATGCCAAGCGCGCCGCATCGCACGGGACTGCATCCAGTCTTTGGAGCCGACCTATCATGAGCACCAGCCGCAAACCCTTTCGCAGCCGCTGGGCCGGCCGCCCCAACACGTTTGCCGTGATCAATCACCACGGCACCAAGCTGACCGGCGAAGAGGTCGCATCGATCATCGAACCTGTGCGAGAGTGCTTCGCGCAGATCCGCGCCGGCACGGCCACCGAGGTGCACGCGACGGTCATGCACAGCACCATCCAAGTCGCACAGGAAATCGAGCGCGGCGGCATCGTGCGGGGCCTGGCCGAGCACTTCGACAGCGCCCTGGCCGCGTGCGATGCCTACTACGCACGCGGCATGGCCAGCGGCGCATGGCGCCCCAGCGCCGTGCACTTCTACGAGCTGGACGCCCTAACGACAGCGATTGATCTGCACATCTACCAGTTGCAGCAGCTCACGGCCGGCGAGATCCACGAAGTGACGCGGCGGCTTGTCGCCCGCACGCAGAGCAGCGGCGGCGAGATGCTGCAGGCAGAGACAGACCTCAGCGCAACCAGCCCCTACCACCCAAAGCGCAAGGAGGTGCATGCATGAGCGCGACCCCCATCCTGCAATTCGCGCCGGCCGCGCTGGAACGCGACCAGGCCGCCGCCTATGTCTCGCTGGGCATCTCGACATTCGAGCGCCTTGTGCAAGCAAAGCAGGCTCCACTGCCGCGCATGTTTCCCGAAACGCGGCGTGTCGCATGGCTGCGCTCCGAGCTGGACGCTTGGCTACTGGGCCTGCCTCCCTCGAATTTGTTGCCCCCTGAGAACACGGGAGCGCCCAAGCGCGGCCGCAAGACCAAGGCGCAGATCATTGCGCAGCAAGTTGCTCCCAATGCGCCGACAGTGTAAGCAGCCAGGCACGTCGCTCCTGGTCGTACTGGTGTCTGTTGTACGTGGCCTCGGGCAAGATGTGCCCGAGCACACTCTCGCCCACCTCAGCCGGGCATTTCAGCGCTGCCAGCTGCGTGCGCACAGTTCGCCGCAAGTCATGAGGTGCCCAAGGCTCCATCTGCAGGCGCTGCCGCATGCTGTTCTCATACGGCGTCGGCGTATCCGGCCGGGCAGCCCAGATCGCCACGCCCAGCACTTTCTGCTCGACATGTCGAACAGCGGCACCAGGCCGCGACGGGAAAAGGAAGCCTGTGCCGTGTTCCTCGCGGCGCCGGCGCACGACATCTAGGGCACGCCCAACCAGGGGCACGCGCAGGTCCGTCAGATTCTCATTGCGCGCCATCTTGAGACGCTCACGCGGCACGGTCCACCAGACACCATCAGGCTCGTCCGTGATTTCTGCGCCACTCATCGCCACAATCTCCGCACCACGCGCCCCAGTCCAAAGATAGAGGATCAGCAGGTCGCTGATCAGCGTGGAGAAATTGGGAAGGAAACGAATCAGCTTCCCCACCTCTGCAGGTTGCAGCGCCCGCTTTTTTACGCCCTGGTGCTCGCCCTTGACGATCTTGCCCCGGCTACGCAGCTTGCCCCGCAGGATCTGGCGCCACCAGTTGGGCACATCCTCGGGAATACGGCCGGCATCGAGCGCGTACTCCCAAGCCGCCCCCAATTCTGTACGCAGCGTGTTTGCCAGCACGGGCGCGTGTGACGCCACGTTCTCCAGCAAACCAAAGGCCTGAGCGCGCGTGACCTGGCCAGGCTCCAGCGGCTGCAGCTTTGTTGTGTAGTCCACCAGCAGCCGCCGAGCCTCTGCCGCCCCCTTCGGTTTGCGGTGACGCTCGATGTGCCCTCGGAGATAGTCCTCGATGAGCTGGCCAACTGTATAGACACCCTCGGCCGCACGCGCGGCCGACTGGGCTGCGGCCACCTTTACGGACCGCTTTTTTTCCTTGGCCAAGTCCTCGCCTGAGTCCCGCCGGCGGCGCAGTTGGTCCCACACAGCCAGCGCGGCCGGATACCCCATCTCAGGCCAATGGCCTATTGCCACCTGACGCATCCGCTCGTCCACCGGACTCTTATAGCGATACAGCCAGGTAGTACGGCTCGCCCTTGCCACCAGGCGAAGGCCGGGAGCGTCATCGACAATAATGTGCTCCCCTGGCTGTAGTGCTTTGGCTCTGCGCGCGTTGAAACTCAT